AATATTTTAAACTTATAACAACATGGAAGAAATTTTTATCGCGATCATGGAACGCATCGCCGAAAAGATGCCTGAACTGTCATACATCGACGAGGACTACGGACAGCTTGAAGCCGGGGCGGAGGAGGACCACTATCCGGTAACCTTCCCCTGCGTGCTTGTCGGGAACGCCGAATCGGACTGGAATGACCTCGGTTACGGAGTACAGAAAAGCGAGTCACTCATTACCATACGCCTGGCCGTCGACTGTTACGATGACACCCACTACACCTCCGGAACCTATCAAAAAGCAAAAGAACGTCTGCTGAAGGCGAAGGAACTGTACAGGATACTCCAGGGTTTCCAGTGTTCGGAAGAAGCCAGCCCGCTGGTCAGGGTGAAAAACCGGGACTATTCCATGCCCGGAAATATCAAGGTGTACGAGACGGTTTACTCCTTCACGCTGCATGACGAGTCGGCCATGCAGGAAGGCGCGGCAAGGTTTATTCTCCCGTAAAGAGCGAGAGCTGGACGGCTGTCAGGCGGGGCTTCTTCACTTTCGGGACGGGCTTCACCTCCAGGTCCTTCAGCTCCCGGCACTTGCGCCGGATAATGGACATGATCCGCTCCTCGGAAATGAAAAACTCCTGGCGGGACAACACTTTCAGGGCATCATCAAAACGTAGGCGCTGCACCTCCGTCCAGTAATAGTAACGGCGGCACAGGGCTTCATCACGGAGTTCTATCAGGTTTTTGTCTCGTCCTTTGGCCATAAGTTCAGGTATATGCTGCAAAATTAGGCATTTAACCGGTCATTATAGATAAAAAAACGCCGCATCGTATATGAATGCGGCGTTTTTCTGTTTAGAGTGTGAACAAAATCACATGGTCATCAGTTCGGTGTCATCCTCACCCGGAACAAACGGCTCGACGCGGGTAATCACCTTGCTTTGCACTTTCACCCGTCCGCTGCCCTTGCAGACTGGGCATGTGGCGGATGAAGGAGCCCCTCCCTGATCCGGATAAAAGACACGTCCCTTGCCTTCACAACGCTTGCAGGCCATGACATGTGGCGCGATATTCTTCGTCTTTTCCATAATTACAACCGGCAGAATGAAGGCTCGATACGATGCCAGACACCGTTCTCGTCACGTTTGTGGAAATAATAATTCACTGCGGTCTTGTACACTACGTTACTTTCGCGGAAGAGGTCCATGATTTCGGTGTACTCGCTATCGAAACGGTCCTCCAACTCGTACAGCTTGCTCACCGACTTGTAGTCCAGGTCGCCCTGGCGGTTACGCTCGATCATGGTCATCCCGAGCTGGTACATCGGATCATCGGTACCCAACTCGCGCCCCATGGCGTAACGCTTCAGGTAATCCACCAGGCGCTCGGCGGCAAGGTCGGCACGCTCGTCGAAGCTCTTCACCTTGTTGCTTCTCACCTCCAGCTTCATGTCACCGTCCACGATGGTGAAACTCGCCTGCTCATCCTTGCGGAGCTGGCCGTATTCACGCATCACCGCACGGAAGGCGGCGGCTTCTTTCTCCACCCAGTCGCGGAACGCTTTCACATCATCCACGACCGGGAGCAACTTGTTCTTCACTTCAAGCATGAACTGCGCACGAAGCCCCTCATAGGCGTCGCGCCGGTTACGCTTGTTTTCCTTCTCTTCCTGCTGGAGCTGTTTCAAAAGCTCCTTCCTGTCCTGGGCGGACAGGCTTTTTAATTGTTCTTTCAAGTCCATAACTAAAAATTAAATGGTTGTTATTGTTGTTTATTCTCACGTTTACGGCGGATGGCACGCAGCTTCACCTGCAATGTGTCCAGCGCCTCACAGTCAAGTTCACGGAACTCCTTGCCGGCGATACGGCTGTCCAGGCAGAAAGTATTCACCTTGTCCCAGTCTGCCGTATCAATGCCCAACAACTGCATCTGGTGCAATACCGCGGAGCGCTTCTGGCGGAGGATCTTCCGGAGCTGTTCCTGGTAAGTGGGCGGTACCAGCTTCTGCATGGCGGCCACGGCGGCACTGTATTCCTTCAGCGTCATGTCACGCAGGCTCGTGGTACGTCCCTCCGTGTACTGGGAAACGATGCTTTCCTTCAGCGCGTCACGATCCGATGTCGGAAGGCGGTTCAAAAGGCTGTAAAACGCCGAGTAATTCTCGGGTTTGTTCAATTGCTTGCGGCTGTTGATGTCTATCTGCATGGCTATGTCGGTTTTAAGTTATCCCTTTAAAAAGGGTACGCCTCCAAAAAGAAGTTAAAACGTCACTTAAAACTTTTACAATTATGCCGGAGAACGTACCCTGATTCATTATTTTTGTCTGTCACTTTTAAATTTTACAATTATGAAATTTACAGAAGAAAATGCTAATGCCATTTTGGCCGAGATCAACAAGAAATGTTCACCGTACGAATGTCCCATGTGCAAACAAAGAACAAACTTTATTTTCGGTAAAGGTGAGTCTCAAATTTTATCGTTCCAACGGGAAGGGATGCAATTAAAAGCTGATAATGGCATCAATTTTATCCCTGTCATTGTCGGATATTGCCAAAACTGCGGCTATGTAGCGCAATTCAATCTGAATGTCATTTTCCCAGAGAAATGACACCTTTTTGGTAGGTATCATTTTGGAACTTTCCTTCTGATTCACCAGAGGTTCGGCTATCCACATTCCGTTTCTGGTGAATCACTTCAACCGACACCACACTGTTCCTGTTGGTGTTGATCGCCATAATGTATCTGTTTCCTTTCTGTCCTTTCTCGTAAAGATAAGCCCAGTTCTCCTCAACCTCCACGTAACCTTGGCGGTCAACCGGAAGACCGAAACCGTTCACGATTTGCACACGGACCTTCAGACCTTCGAATTTCTTGAATATATTGCTCATAATATTGAAGTGTTACAGGTTATTCAACTCTTATCCTTCCGGTGTATTGGTTTCCCCGAAACTTCATCCCCTTGGTGAAGCCGCCCGGATATCCCAGTTCCTTACTTCTCGCGTTTGCCAGCAACAGATGTTCCCGGCTAAGGGAGGCTACAAAACCTTTGTCCTTTTCCAGTCCCATCTCTCGGGCCTTCCGGGTGACACTGCGTTCGGAAACACCGAGCATTTCAGCCAGCTCCCGGTTGAGGGTATTGTGATAGTGGCGACGCATGATGGAAAGCATATTGCCGTTCCAGAATATACGCGTCGAGTAGCCGTTATGCTCCACAATCCGCCCCTGGGTCCGGTGCATGAAAGTACCATCGGGAACCTTCCGGGTCTTACGGTACCGCTCCCGTTTGTATTCCAGCACACATTCATGACACCAGGAACTCCGGCCTCCGTTCTTCAGCGGATAAAATTCACGCATCCACAACTTGCGGCCGCAATGCGGACAAACACGTTTACGTTTCTGTTTGTTGTTATTCTCACTCATGGCTGTTTATGCTACATTCATCAGTTCATATTCAAATTTTCACCGAACGGAATAGTATTAATGTCAGCCTTTCTCGTGTAGGCCTGCATAAGTCCCACGGAAAGCAGCATATAGACATTCTTATTCGCTTTGACAACCCCGGAAATAGAGCCGACAATATGTTCAGTCTTGC